ATAACGCGGAGCCAGAAGCAACTCGAACAGATCCAGATGATTACACTCAAACGATCGATTCTGTTAATCCAGACGAAAACCAAGATCCCAATGCAGGAGATCCTAATTCAGGAGGAGACTCCTATTGGATGAGGCCATTTGATAAACTCAAAGAGCAATATCCAGACTGGGAGATCCCTGAAGGAATTAATGAGGAAAATTACCTAGATGTTTACAGACAGGTAACACAACCTCAACAGCAGCAAATACATCCTGATTTACTCAAGATGCAAGAAGCACTGAATTCCGGAGTGGAACTTAACGAATTAGTTCAACGTATGAATGACAGTAATGTAAGCTCTATGACAGATAGAGATTTATTAGCTGCCAATTATAAGGAGAACTTTAAAAATTGGGACGATGGAAAAATCTCTCAAGTTCTTGACAAATTAGATAGTAATGGTATGCTTGAAATAGAAGCTACCAAACTAAGAAACGCGATGTCTCAGCAAGACAACCGTGTGGTGGAACAAATGACGGCACAACGTCAATCAGAGTACCAAGAGCAGCTAAAGCAAATGGATGCTGAACGAGCAGTTCAAATCAACGAATCATTGGATATTATTAACAAGGCAGAAGATATTTATGGCCTCCCGATCAGCCAAGCTGAAAAGTCGGAGTTTAGTCAGTTCTTCTCAGAGTTAGTTACTCCAGACGCAAAAACAGGTGTTGCACCTATGATGGACATGTTGCAAAGCAACGAGACATTAGTTAAGGTAGCAATGATGATGTGGAAAGGTGATGAGAAAGTTCGTGGAGCACTTACAAATGCTAAAGAATCCGGTAAAAATGCTATGCTTGGTAAACTGGACAAAAAACCTCAAACAACACCACGAGGAGGAAATGCTGGGGATCCAACGAAAGTTGACCTCGATGCTTTATCAGCACCTGAAAGAATTGGCAGGTAGCTATTAAAATCGAGATAAAATGAATTTGTTTAATTAAAAAAAAAAATTAGCGATGAAAATTATCGGAACTGGCACATACGATGCCAATAGAACAACGATGACGAACTCTCTAGCGGCTGCTTTACTGACACGCCCGGAGATTGCTACTAACGTAGTAAACCTGTTTGAAGACAACTTCTCAGCGTTCTCATCTTACCTTGCAAGACGAGGAATGGTTAAAAAGGGATTGACTCCAAATATGGATTCAAGTGATTTCCGTGTAATCGGAAACAGAAAATTCATGTGGGCTCTTAAAGGATATCCGTTCAGAAAAGGAACTGCTGTCTTAGATGCAACTGATGCTACTGGAGGTGCAACAGCACAACCTGGTATCAACTCTTCAATTTTCCTTTTGACTTTGGATACAAACTTCTTCTCACCTAACGATACGTTAGAACTTGGAGATAGAAGAACTATCATTCAGATAATGGATGAGTATCCTATTGAAATAGGAACTGGACAATGGCAATATAAGTGTAAGCTTGTTGCTAATGTTGCAGGAGCTTTCTGTGATCCAACACTAGTTGCGACTGGTGCTGAAGTAGGTTTCAGTTACACTGCCTTTCCAGAGCTTTCTGAGACAGGTTACGAAAAGAACACATTCCCAGAGTGGCATACAAACTACTTGACTATCCAAAGAATGCAGTTCTCAATTTCAGGATCAGCACAAAACACTGTATTGTGGGTTGAGCATAATGGTCAGAAATTGTGGTTCAAGCAACAAGAAATGGATATGTTACGTCGTTGGGCTTACGCTCGTGAGAATCAGTTGATTTTCGGACGTGCATCTATTGACGCGAATGAGAATGTATTCCTTCGTGATTTGAAAGGTCGTGAGATCGTTCAAGGTGATGGACTTGTTGCTCAAGGTGATGCTTCATTGAAGTTCCAGTATAACAACTTGAATGTGAAAACAATCGAGAACATTATGCAGAATCTTCAATTGTTGACAAACAATGATGGGTTAACTGAGGTATTTGTAATGGGTGGTCAAGCATTCGTTTGGAATTTCCAACGATTAATGCGTGATGTATTCAAATACAATCCTGAGCCATTGTTCGTTTCAAAAAGCGATCAAGAGAAAGGTGTTAAAGTAGCTTTCACTAGTTATGAAATGGCTGGTGTTAAAATCGTTGTTGCTTGGAATAAAGCAATGGATGCTGCTTGGAGACCTCAGCAAAAAGATATGTACGGAACGAACTTAGAGTCGCACCGTGGATTCTTTGTTTCTTTAGGAAACACAATTGGTGGTGATGCGAATGTTGATTTAGTTGCCTTGGGTAACGGATCTGACGATCGTCGTTACGTGAAGAAAATCATCGATGGTATGGCTTCTCCACAAGGAACTGGACGTAGAGAATTCGCGTCGAATTCAGTTGATGGATATCAAACTCAAATCTTGTCTGAGACAGGTCTTTGTTTGAAGAACCCATTCGGATTCGCTGAACTTTATAAGCCTAATGCTTAATTAAGTTAAAATAGAAATAAGAAATAAGAACTAAGACATAAGATAAAAAGATATGGAACTTACATCAAATATTAAAAGACTGGTTGCGATTGACAAGAAATTTCATGAAGCACCAGTCTTCATTATCCCAAAGGAGGATCAGAGGACTAAGAGAGTAATCGATTATAAGAGCAGACTTTCAGAGGCAATGCAAAAAGAAGTAACAGTTACTTTAGAGCCAACGAGAGACCGTGATGACAAGATCATCGACGAAGTAAGCATCAGAATACAGCATCTTCAAGTTTTTGACTTGACAAATGCAAATGACGCTTTATTTTTTGAAGTGGTTAAGGCAGATCAAATGATCGCAGGCTCTAAGTCTGAAATTAATCCTATTAAACATCGATACTATATCGAAGATAAAGAGAAAGAAGCCGTGGTTACTATTAGCAAATCGAAATTGAAGAAAAAGGCATTTGATGTCATTGCTTCATTATCGACAGAGCAACAAGAAAACTACTGTAAGATTCTTGGAAAGTTCGTGATTGGATTGTCTGGTACACAAATAGAGTCAGCTCTATATTCTGTTGCAGATGAGAATCCACAAACTATCCTTGATGTAGATAACGATAAGGATCTCAAGTACAAGATCTTCTTACGAAGATGTCTTGAGAAAACCTACCTTCACATGGATAATGGTAAATATATGAACGGGAAAGACCTGATCGGAATTAATGAAGACTATGCTATACAATGGTTAAAAGATCCACGCAACAATCCAATCGTTTCTCAATGGGGAACTGCATTGGAGAGAGGTGTAGATGTCATGCCAAATATAGACCAACACATTGTTCCACAAGGACCAACTCCTTCTGCTGAAGTTTCAGAACCTGTTCTAGCTAGTGAGCCAGGACAAGAGCTTGATTATAGCCCAGATAATATTAATGATATCGAAGAAAACAAAGTAGACTAATGTTAATTACCGCGACGGACATATTCATTTACTTTCTTGACTGCATGAATAAAGAGCAGACAGGAACCTGTACTCCTAGTGAATTCAACAGACTGTTTAACAACTCTCAAGAAGAGTGGGTTAAGAATAAATACAGTGAAGTTGAGCTTACTCAGAAAAGGATAGATGATCTCCGCATTCTTGAATGTAGAGATATTCTACCTAATGTAGGTGTAAATGAACCTGGCGGAGAAATCTTTGAGTTACCATATAGTGAGAACTCATTCGTGACGACTCCAGGAAACCCAAACGGTGATAATCATGGTTATATGTTTCTTCTTAATTGTGCTTTTAAAATTCAGTACATCAATGATGACTGTTGTGAAGAGGGTATCTCTCCAAATTTCTTGGCTTCTAAGCCGATGAAGGCGGATAAAGAGTACGCGATTGCAAGAGATCCTTATAATAGACCGTCTAATAAACGACTTTATTACAAGATGCTTGGCAACACGATCCGAATTATAACAGGAACTGAATCTTTTGGCGTTCAAGCAGCAATTGATTACCTCAGATATCCAAGAGCTATAAATGTACCTACACCAGGAGCTTTGCAAGAAGTGAATTGTGAGTTGCCTTTACATGCTCGGGAAGAGATAATTGATATAGCAGTTAGAAAAAAGTTAGGGATTTATGAGTCTCCTAGATATCAGCAAAAAATGGGTGAAGATGCTCAATCAATTACATAAGTTTAATTTTTAAAAACATAGAAAAATGTTAAGAAGACAAGCAGACAGAATTCTATTGAACACAATAGATCCTGCGTTAATCACAAATATTACAGCTAATGTTGCTGTAACAATCGAAGGGTATGGCACTCTTACGGTTGCAAGTCAAATAGAATCTCATAAGGACTGTTCAACTCCAGAACTTTCAAAGGAAGTAACAATTGATGTAGCTATACCTACATCATGCGAATGTCCTTATGAGTGGTGTATGACTGTTGAATGTTTACCGAATTTGAAACTTTACGAAGTTCAAACGACGTTCCCATCAAACAGAGTGTACTGTTATGAGGATCCTGCTGGAGGAACTCCAACTGCTGCTGATACTGCTGCTGCAATTGCTGCACGTATTAATGCAGATCCATTTGCATGTGTAACTGCTACTGTTGTAGGTACTGTTATCACATTGGTAGCGAAGCCAGGTGTTAATTTCAATGCATATGCTGCATCAGGAACGGTTGCTGAGACTGTACCATTTGTTGCTGCAATCCTTAGCCCGGAAGATATGGCTCGTTTGTTCCCAATCCGTCATGGTTCATTTGGTTCACAGCCAAATATTGCCATCCCAGGTGCGACTTACTGCGAGTACCATTTCCGTTGGATGAAGGATGGAGCTGTTCAAGATGTTGATGGTGCGAGTCACTTCAACGACTACGAACAAGAAGTTTACTTCTATGTTCTGAACACTGCTGCAAACTTTGCTGCGTTTGATGGACCTGTTGCTGGGTTAATTCCTATTGCAAACGGTGGTACTCTGTAAATGAGTATTGCTGGGACTATACTGATGATATCTCTATTCTGCCTCGGCCTTCGTGAAGTCACTGACGACATTGAAGACGGAAGCAGGATAGGTTATCCTCTCAGAAAATGGTTCGTGGATAACACGCCAATCTGGGTTATGAAGCCTGTAATTGTTTGCTGTACATGTATGGCAAGCTTTTGGGGTACAATAATTTATTGGTTGGTATTAATTCATTATGCCAATAGTCTTATAGAAGAACTTTGCAAATGGGAAACATATGGTCTATGGATCTTTTGCTGTGTATCAGCTTCATATATAAATACCGTTTTTTGGGTTCTACGAAATAAGATGATTGGCTTGTAAATCAAGCACATGTCAAAGACTCTTGCCGAAATAGGATACAGTATTAGAAATCAAGTCAAAGGATATTTTTCCTCTGATGATGAACGGATTGACATACAACTTGTTTATGACAAGATGTGGGATGTTAGATCTATGCTTCTTAAAGAGGAGTATAGACAATTCAAAAAACTTAATGATCAAGACTTTACATCTGAATGTTGCCTGGAAATTCAGTGCGATGTTGTTTCATGTAAGGGTTATAGTTCTGGTGAAAAAGTTTTTTATGTTCAAATACCAAAAGTTGAATCATCTCTTGGTGGCAATGCTGTTAAGTACTTCGGATCAGTTGATAAGAAGACTCCTTTTAGAAAGCAAAGTTTTCAGGGACATTTATATTCAGATCACGAGAAATACACTGGAAGAGCTCCTTCATTTACTTTTGTAGATGATAAAGCAATTCTTAAAAATCTTCCTACAAGTGGAATGAAATTCATGTGTATGATCGCGGTATTTGAAAACCCATTCAACATATGCAATGAAGACGATCCGTTTCCAATTGCTAGACATCTTGTTCACAAACTTGAATTATTAATTATTCAACAACTAATGAGCACTCTTCAGATTGGGCCTGACGAGAAAAATGATGCTCGTGACGATAGCCCTGAGCCTCTTCAGAAACAAAGCAGAATAGAATAATGTCGATAGTTAAGCAAGAAGATAGATGTGGTTATGTTACATTCCAAAATAGATTGTACATGGGCGGTGTGTTGTTTAAAATCAACCACCAATTTCCATTTGACCGTATTGTATGGCTTGAAATCGGATGTGGATGCGGAGGAACTAAAAAGGAAGTAGTTAAACATTATAGTGTTTGTGCTAGTGGAAATTCGTTTTTTGTTAATCAGAAATATGTTGTAGAAACAGCAATTCCAATTCCAGAAAGTGCTCAAGATTTTGACACCAACAGAAGAGAAGAGGATGCGAGTAAAGATTATTCTGATATTGTTAGCTATCCAGATCCTGCCGCAATTTGGAGAAAAGCTCAAGAACAGGCAAAGATAAAATAGAAACAAGAATGAATTATAAGACGTGGGAAGCTTATGGGAATCGATTTACATATAAGGTAAACTTACTTGATGATGTATTAGATCTCGATAGGTTTAAGAATCGTTCTTTTGTTGATTTTAAGGAGGTATTGAAAATGCCAAGAGAAAGGGAAGCTAAAAAACTTGCTAAGGATGTATTTACATTTTTCCTCAAGCGAGTAGCAGAAGATCTCATTTATGAAAATGATATTTTTGTTTTACCTATCCCAGCTTTTGGTTATATTAAGATATCGAATACAGCAAATCCAAGGAGAAAAGATTATTTCTATGATATTGAATCAGACGGAAAGATTTGGACACCAAGGATTAAACTGGATCCTATGAATATTAAAAGGACAAAAAAACATTATAAGGTTAGATTTAATCAGAACTTGCGAAATAAGATGCAGGATTTAATTCAATCAGGCCATAAATACAGATAAGATGAGCAATTTTGACAATCCTTTGTACACAAATAATCCAAACACATCAAACCCTGCTGGGAAGCCGTGTGTTAATCTTCCAGGTGAAAATGGAATGTCAGGAAAATTTCAGGCTACTGGAATTGAACAAATAGGATCTGGTAAATATGTTTCTGTAAAAAATGTTGCAGCAAGAATTGCTCGTAATGTGAAAGGGAAAGAATTTGATATTTATGACATCGCGGAATGGTGTGCTGAATGTGAAACTGATGAGATTGGAATGTATGAAGGTTTTGCAAAATTCCGAAGTGTTGTTCTTCCGGTTAAACACAATAAAGCTTTCATGCCATGTAATGTTTATCGCTTGTTAAGTGTCTTCAAGGACAAATGCTCAGTTCCAAAATATCACTGGGACGGTGCTTATCTTCGTTTTAATTTCGATGATCCAAAATCATTCAATTCTGAATATAGTGTGGAAATCGATTACTTAGGAATCATGGTTGACGATGAAGGTCTTCCATTAATTCTTGATGGACACCAGGAGGCGTGCTATTGGTACATAATGACCAAACTTTATTTTGAAGATTACATGAATAAGCTTCTTGATGAGAATCGATATATGTTTCTTCAGGATAGACTTGGACATTATGTTACTCAAGCAAAAGGATCATTTAGATATGTTTCTCGTGACGATATGAACGAGATCCAAATGATCATGCATAATCTTGTACCTAAAGTTAGAATGTCTCGAAATGTTGACTAATGGAAGATAAAACTAAAATAGGAAAATCTAAGATCCAAGGAAAGGGATTGATGGCAGCGATGGATGTTCGTGCAGGGCGTAGCCTTGGAGAATCTCATATTAATAATTGGCCAAATAAAGCTATTGGTGAAAACTATAATCATTCTGAAACTCCAAACGCGAGAAATGTAGATCGAGGAAATAAAAAATATCTTGTTCCTCTTTCTGATATAAAAAAGGGAGAAG